CTAATATTTCCCACATTCCCATAATCATTTCTTGTTTTTAGATGCTTCAACCACTCCGAGCTGTTCCATTAACTTCTGATTCTGTGCAATGAGGTCAGCCATATTTTTGCTCATTTCCTGCATGTTCTTATCCATATTGGACATTTGCCCTTTCAATGCGGATATTTCCTGCTCCTGCTGTTGCTTGGCTGCAAATTCAGGGTTCAGCATGGCAAGCATTTGGTCACATACCCTAAGAAAGTTCTGATGATATTCCACACTTTTTAGGACATCCTCACTTTTCTGTTTCATGGTAAGGACCTCAGTATTCATTTCGTCTCTTGACCCTGTAATCAGCATCCCTGTCTTAATATCATCGGCAATATTGGCATTAGCCGGTATCTCTTGCAAATTGACATTCTGTCCGTTTATATTCACGACAAAATCAATAACCTGTACCGGCTGCGGATAAGGCATGTTGGGAACAGTCTTATATATGGTTTTTATGGGGCTTACATTAACGACCTGCCCACACTCCAAACTTGGATTTGCACCTCTATGAAGAAGATATAATGTACTGTTTACTCGTAAGTTCTGAAACATGATTGTTTGATTTTAAAGGAGTGTGGCTATTTCCATTTTGGAAATCACCACAAAACTCCATGTTAATTATTACTTGCTCCTTAAAGAAGCTGTTTCTGCTGTAGGAGCCGGAGTCGTTGTCGGTCTGTATCCACCATTAACAAGATACAATTCGTTGGTGTACTTGTTATAATGAATCTCATAGATGCCGGTTCCAGCCAAGTTTGCAACAGTCACAGGCTCATTGTTATAAGCCATCAACGGTCTTGTGTCCCCATTAGTTCCTATCAATATCGGAAGTGTAGCAGTCGTACCGGCAGGTATAGCTTGTCGGAGACTGATATAGAATCCCCCAACATAATCCCTGTTACGGAACGCATGGTTAGGGAGTTCAAGAGTAACATTCTCCGTACCGACTGTCACAGCCACCGTAGGAAGAGTATTGAAGTTTGCTCTTCCGATTGATGGGAATAGGGATGGGAATCCTGTAAAAAAGTTAGGCCACATATCTACCTCCTTTCTTACCGGATTAACCCCAGTAGTTGTTGCAACCACATCCACTACGTCCGTATACAGCGTCACCCATATATGCACCGTAGGCGGCTGCACGGAAACAATCTGTATTAATAGCGGTTAAATTGGGGTATTGAACACTCACAGTATTGGGGAGCTTGCATTTGATTCCATCAACATCGCTTTGTAATGCCTGCAATCCGGCTGCCAAAGGAGCAATCTGTTGTCCTACTGCACTCAGGATAGTGGCGTTCTGATTACGCTGGGATATTTCGGCTGTTAAAGTAGCCTTTTCCGCAGTAAGAGATGCGATCTTGTCCTGCAATGCCTGATTTTGAATTGCATCAAGTTTGGCAAGGATAGCATTCGTGTTGGCAGTAGCACCGTCACGCAATGACAATGTGTTTTGGTTAGCAGTGTTGATTAATGCGTTAGTTTGGTTGCACATTGCAAGCTGACTCTCGTATCCTTGTGTGGTTACAAGCTGTTTCATATCGCAGCAACAGCTACAGATCTGAGATGTCAGAGCGTTGTTACCTTGCATAATCGCAGTCAGGATACTGTTGGTGTTCTGACCCATTTGGTTACCGAGACCGCAGATTGCCTGTGATACAGAGTTAATACCGGCAAGGATTTGGTCTGAAGAGGTGTTAACAGCTTGGGCTAATGATGCAATGTCCACACCGTTCCGGTTAAGTGTCTGCATGATCATTTCTCTTCCTTCATCGGCACCCTTATTGTTGTTGCCACCGAATCCAAAGTTTCCGTTACCGAAGATGGCTGCAATCACAATCAATGCAATGATGTCCTGAAAACCTCCATTGTTTCCGAAAAAGCCGCCGTTTCCATTTCCTCCCATCAGCCCCATCAGATAGCCTGTGTCAATTCCACGGCTCTGCAAGGACGGAAGAATGGACGCAAGCAGACCATTGTTTGCTCCGGTTCCACCGTCTTGGTTAAAAACATAAGTTCGTTCCATAAGTATTTGTATTTTGTATCCCGGTCAAAATCGACCGTGCACAAAGTACAGAATTAAACTTCTGTTATTCAATCAATTATTTGTTAAGTACTTGTTTATTCTTTGTAAATCATTTGTAATGCTCCACTTACCAATACGATATTTAAAATTATTTTTCAAGCTATTCACACGCTGTTGTGACAATCCTGTAAGACGTACAATTTCTTTTTCTGTTATACCGTTATCTATCAATGTTTTTATCAACAATGATCGTGCGTCCACACATTCCTCTTTGTTAGAGCAAAATATTTCATTTTCTTCTAAGTCAGTCACTCTGCATACAATACTAAGCACAGTGCAATACAAGTCTTTAATTCTCATCTTGAAAAAAATTAAGGTTTTAAAGAACAAATACCAATAGAAATTGTTATTAGCTTAGAAAGTCGCTAACAATTCCTGTTGGTATTGTACTCCCTATCAAGGTGAGATGTGATGGAAGGAGAGCGGCTTTCTTTTTTCCTAAGCCGCAAAAGGATCACTTTTATTATATGAGTTTTTTCTATGCCACACTTCTACCTGTGGCGGATAATACTTGATGTTGCTATCTCATCTTGCACCTCCTTTCTGTTGATTACCATATTCTATAACTTATTCCTGCGATAACCGCAGGAGAAAAGCCATCCTTACCAAATCCATAACCGGCTGTTATTCCCAGTCCCCATCTTCTGGGTTTTATCTTCACCGTGTGATGGATATCGTTTGTTACTGTCTGTGTTTTAGAGCAAACATAGATACTATCTAGGTTAGGTCTGTAACCACTCACATAAGCGATGTAATCACTATCTCTGTATATCTTCTGCTCAACAGGAAGAACAGTGTCTCCTACATGGATTGTATCACCATCATGCCAACACAGTATTGGAGAAGGAAGATAATATTTTACAGTATCTCTCTTTACAATGAGACTTGTACTGAACACCGTATCCGTTCTTGCCTCTATAACTGCTTCGGGGGATGGCTTTACAAACCATCCTAAACCGAAAGCGAGTACAATTATTAATATATAAGGAAGCCATTTCATATTATTGTATTTAAATAAGTACCAATAGCAATGCTATCGCTATCGCAATCCATATATAGATCCTTTGTTTCATAAACTTAACACTTGTTTTCTATTGGCACCGTCAGCTCGATAACTGACGTGCACCCAAGCGAAGTTAGACTCGTCAATCAATTGATCATAGGGCAGATTCTTTCGGATATACTCAAACAACAACTTGTTTTGCTGACGGTCTCCAGTGTCAATATCAGCAGCTTCCCCCTTCATGTGCTGCGAGGTCTTGCTTCCCTTGACAGCTGCATTAAGTTCCGGACAGCGATAGCCACTGTTTATTGTTATAGGCTTTCCCCACCATGTGCGTAACGGGTCCAGTACGTTATCCACCAAGGCAGTTAGAGCAGTCACATGCTCCTGTCTGCATCTGTTGTTGATACCCAAGCGGTCAGCAGTCGTTGACTTGCAGAGTTCCGCAATTGTAAAATACTTCATTTTTTATCCTCCTTTTTATTTTCGTTGTCAAATAGTATCTGAGCCATGATCTTGGCAATATCATCCTTGTTCTCGATAATCACACTCATTGTGTTTTCTGCCTTGCGCAACTCCGCTTTTTCCCATGATTTTTCACGAACTGATTTAAACTCACAGAAAATGCAGTACCCTGTCCAAATCATTGAAAAAATAGGGAAGGGGATAACTACGCAGCATAACAGGTCAATGAAGCACAATTCTATGAACGGGGTGAAATACTTCTTCGCTTTGACGGCTGTTTTCTTATACCCCGTGGATGTTCTTGCCTCCCCCCGTTGCTTGGCTTTCATTACTCCCGTGATAAGGTCTACTAACATAGCCCCCATTGTAGCCGCAATACACAAGGCTATAAGCACAATATGTATCATCATGTGCTCGTTGATAAAATTGTAAATTACGTCTTTCATTTAAAGTAAGTTTTGAACACATTAATATGATAGATATTCACCTGTCCATAGTTGGCATCAAATATCTTCTTGATCTCGTAGCCCAATCCATAAGATAATGCTTTCATTCTTCGCCAGTTGATGGAACGCCAGTTCATATTATGCTCCTTTGCCCAACGCTTGATACTGTACCATTCTTTGGATTCATCAAGTTGCTCGGTCTTCTGTTCTATTTGTTTCTGTTGCTCCTCAATCTTCATTTGCTGTTGGGCAGCTAGCATAAGAGCCTCTCCAAAAGATTGAGGGACGTTATACTGAGAGTGAAGCGAGTAACTACCTGTATTTACCACCGAAGGAACAATCTCATCAAATATCCAACTCTCAAACTCGTCAGCTTTCGGCATCTGACTTTTGGTTATCAAGCGATAGATGTTGCCTTCGCTAATAAACTTCATTGATTTCATTTGTATAGCTGGCGTACCATCTGCTTTTAATCCAGTTTGTACCCCTACTTCCCGAATCGTTATGGAGGCTGGTTTACAGTGATCTATAATTGCTTTTGATGGATTCGAATACTGTAGAGAAGTGGCAATATCCATTCCGCAAAACCAACTTTTACCATTTTCAATATACATACGAACCTTGCCAAATAGTGGATGTTCGTAAACCATAATTTCACTCATTTCAAGAGCAGACGAAACTTTTTCTACAACTAGCATATTACTTCTTATTATATATTTAACAAACATGTCCTGCACTTTTGCATCACATTAATTATCAACGTTTTTAATTACTTTTGCCTGTTGAATTTTCGTAAGTCGTTGATACAAAATCTAAACGCAAAAATGCGTTTAGTAATTCACCATCTGTATTAAGAATTGACAATACTTCTTATTACAGAGGCATGTCTTCTTTATTTGGTCATACAAAACAAAAAAGAGCCTGCTACGGAAACTAATCCGCAACAAACTCTTGGCTTTATCAAATATGTAGTATGTCCTTTCGTCATAATCAATGTGGCGTGCATCTTCACACGCTTCTACAAAGGTAAATATTGCTTCTTTCTTTCGCAAATAAGAATACAAAAAAAAAGAACGACCGCCAGCAAAAAGCACAGCAGCCGTTCAATCCACGCCCTACTCTCTATCCCATTCTCCCAAGAAGACAATAGCGAAGATATCAAACAGGTTGTATCCACATGGGAAAAAGGTTAATAAAATATATGTTGTATAATCTGTTATTTTAATTTAGATTAAACAAAAATAATATTTAAATTGTTTGTTAATGAATAAATTAATTTGTTCCTTTGTAGCAGGCAATAGCCTTCATGGTGTGAAGTTACACCATACCCACTTTTAGAACGTGATCACTGTGGAGGCAATTGCTGTATTATAACGGCGGTTGCCTTTATTGTTGAACAATGAAACATTGGTTTAAGATACCTTCTTTAAAGAAGTCGAATAAGGATATGTATAGTGATGCTACTTATCATGGTAAAGATGATGGTGGTAATTTTATTTATGTTCCTAAATGGGTGGAAAATCTGTTTTATGGCAATAGAGGGAATATAGATTTTGACATGTCGACCGTTGAAGGGAAATCAAGGGCCTTACATGAATGTTGGCCGTTTGCAATGGTTCTAGATCATTGCGGAAGAATGATGCAGAATGGGCGGTATTATGTGACGGATATTAACGGAAACGAGAAGAGGAGTTTCAAAGACATTGTGGCTCTTCTGAATCGTCCGAATGTGATACAGAGTGGGCGTTCTTTCATAAAGCAGGTTGAGATATCTTTGAAGTGTTTCGGATTTTGCCCTGTCTATACACTAAGAGCTTTAAAGTCTGATCTCCCTAAATCCATGATGGTAATACCTCCCGAATTATTCTACATGGAATCATTCGGTAAGGATCCGTTTACTCAAACAGAGCTTTCTTCAATTGCTAGTAAGGTATATATACGTTGGGGAAATGAGAATATAGAACTTGGTGATGAGGAGTATTTTGTCATATACGATTCGATAATGGATATTCCAAGTAATAATGGAGGGAGAATTACCTTCCACTCCCCTGTGGACGCATTATCTACTCATACTCGAAACTATATGGCTCAACTGATAGGGAGAGGAAACCTTATTGTTAATGGAGGACCTAAAGGGATACTATACGGGAATGATACGACTGACGTAGGGAATGCAGCTATTACTCCGTCTGAATCCAAGAAATTGCAGGATGATTTCAAAAGGAAATATGGTATAGTGCATAAGTTGTATGAAATCATGGTGACTCCTAAGAAACTAGGGTGGATTACATTAGGGTCAAATACAGACCAATTGAAGCTTCATGAGGAGGATAAGGCGTGTTTGGAAGCGATAGCTCAGACGATAGGCTTTGACCCCAATCTGATTATACAAGGAAGTACTTATGATAACTCTTCTCAAGCAAAGAAAGCGGCATATCAGGACCTTATTATACCTGACAGTGAATCTATAACAGAGGCTCTGACTAATGCTATATGTAAGGACAGGGCAATAATCAAAATGGACTTCACTCATGTCCCTTGCCTTCAAAAGGATATGAAAGAATTGGCGGATGCCTTGTCTACAGCCTCTAATGCTGTAGCTTCATTGTATAACAATCGGCTGATTACTTTTGAAGAGGCAAGAACCGAAATGTCCAATTTTACAGATATTGATCCTGATAATCCTAAGGGAGAATTTAAAAGTGAAATAAATAATGATGGAGACAAGCAAATACAAAAACAGGCTGGGGAAGCAGTATAAATCCTTAGCTTTTTATGCAAAGGAGATACAATATGATTCTGGCAGCAGAACTATCAGTGGCTATGCTGCGGTTTTCAATAACATTGATAAGTCCGGTGACATGCTCCTGAAAGGTTGTTTTTCAAAAAGCATACAGGAGAGAGGCCCGGGAAGTTCTGCTAATGATAAGATTATCATGTTGTGGATGCATGACATGCATGAGCCTATAGGACGCATTACGCTTCTGCAAGAAGATGAGAAAGGGCTTTACTTTGAAGCGTCTATTGATGATGTGGAAAGAGGAAATCAAGCGTTGAAGCAGCTTGAAAGTGGCACTTTGAACCAGTTCTCTATAGGTTATAGTTATGTATGGGAAAAATGTGAATATGACAGGGAACGTGATTGCTTGGTTGTAAAGGAAGTCATTCTGTATGAGATATCCGTAGTGTCCATAGGATGTAACGGAGAAACTGAATATCTTGGTCTGAAATCGGCGGAAGAATATGAAAGTGCGTTGGAGTCACTTCCGGTTGAAATAAGTGATGTATGTAAAGGACTTCCGATAAGAAAGAGGGAGGAAATCCAAATGTTAGTAAGAAAAGCGATGTCACTCGCTCGATACAAGCCGGCAGACAAGCCACTTGATGAAGAGGGAGCCGATGAAAAAATAAAACTATTTACAAAACCTTTAAAACTTAAAGAAGCATGAAATTTGACTTTTTAAGCAAAATTGATTTGTCGGTAATGGATGAGGTTTCCGTGAAGTCATTACAGGCGTTGCAGGACGCAATAAACGCTACTGTAGGCGATTTTATGGACGATACTATCGACAAAAAAACTTTTGAGGATAAATTAAATGAGGTTTCTCAAAAGATAGATTCCGAAAAGGAATTGGATACAGTGCGTAAGGAACTTGGTGAGATGAAAGAGATAATCGTTCGCATGAAAGGTGCAATGCATAAGAATGAAGACGGGCAAATGGTGTTCAAGTCTGTAGACCAGCAGATTGAAGAGCAATTGAAGGATTTCATCACAGTAGGCAAGCATGGAGAGAAAACTGTGGACTTGAAAACGGCTTGTAAGCAGTCTATAGGATTTAAGAAAAACCTTACGATTGTTGTCAACAGAAAAGATGTATCTCCTGTGACAAGTACAAATGTGGCACCACATTATAATATGACTATTGATAATCAATTGTCTGTTGAACCACGCTCTCAGACTGTAATCCGTAAATTTGCGAATGTGGCAGCAATATCTACACGATCATTGACTTATGCGGAGTTCAATCCGGGTGAAGAAGAAGCCGAATGGGTTCCAGAAGGCGGTCTTAAGCCTATGATGAGCGGTACATTGGCAGAAGTTACTATCAATGCCGGTAAGGTGGCTCTTGGAACAAAGACATCCGAAGAAACATTATCTGATTTGCCTCAGTTGGTTGCGGAGGTTAGGGCTGAGATTATCAATCGTATTGGTTTGAAAGAAGAAGAAGGTATTCTGTCTGGTACTGGTTCCGGCGGTCAGATTAAAGGGATTGGGAGTGATATACCTACATTCTCTTTGACAGCTCTGAAAGTAGAGAAACCCAACACTTATGATGTTATTGTTGGTATGTATACACAAATTGTATCAATGTCCAATATGGCTTATCGTCCAAATCTTGTGCTTATGCATCCTCTTGACTATGCGCAGATGCAGTTGACTAAGGATGTTAATGGGCAATATCTTCGTCCTTTCCGTATTGGCGATGAACTGATTCAAGGCCTGAGAGTGGAAACCAGCACAGCAATCAAGCAAGGTGATATTTGGGTTGGCGATTTTAACTATCTTAATATCCGTGATGTATGGGTTCTTACCATTACACTTGGATGGGAAAATGATGATTTCACTAAAAATATGGTGACTATCCTTGGTGAAAAACGTCTTATGGTGTATATTAAAAAGCAATATAAAACTGCATTTGTCAAGGATAAGATTGCGACCGTTATTGAAGCTATAACCCCTGCCGGTATTGGCGGATAAATTTATTAAACATTATGAAAGTAAATTTGACTAAAACTTATGAGGTTGAGTTCGCAAAGGACGGGGCCGTTTATAAAAAAGGTGATAAAGTAAGTGTTAATATGTTACTTGCAGGTAAGTTCTTCCAAGATGGACGTGTTGCCACTGTTCCTTCGGAATTGATGGAGGACGCTAAGAAAATCGGTGCTGAAGATTTGTTCAATAAAAAGAAGAACCTCAAAGATATTGTGTAATGTTGGTGGATTATACTTTTTTCCAAGGTGGTATTCTTGATATCGAAGGTGCAGTATTGAATATACATACTCCTTCTGAGACTAATAAGGCAATTGTTGACAGCCTTCAAGGCTTTGTAATGCAATATGAGCCGGAATATTTAGAGAAGCTCCTAGGGGAAAAGTTGTATAAGGAATTCTCATCCTATATTTCCAACGATGGAAAAACGAAGGAAAAAAGATGGGATGATCTTATAGCGCATCTTGTCATGAAATATAGTGATGGCGATAGGGAGATTTCCAAATCCCCCATCGCCAACTATATATACTTCCATTACTTGAGACATAATCACACTCAGGCGACTATTACAGGAGTGAAGGCTGATGGAGATGATGGTCGTCTTGTAAGTCCCGAAAGGAAAATGATGTTTGCATGGAACGACATGGTAAGAATGAATATCAGACTTGTGAGATGGCTTCAAGCCAATAATGCGGACTATCCGGATATCGCCACCGATTTCGAATTGATAGAAACAATTAATTCCTTTGGGTTATGATAATTGATATAATATCAGATGTATGTGCTTCCTTGTCAAAAAGAATGGATAAACAGATAAATTACATATATGGTGACAGTTCTTATATAAGGGAAACACTTCTTCTTCTTGGGAAAAGCAGGGTGACAGCATCGGGAAAATTCCCAATGATAGGGCTGTATGTTCCCTTAGACGAGGAAAGGGATAGTGAGAATTATTTTTGTAAGGCATCTGTAAACATAATAATCGCTACCAATACACTGGAAAAGTATACAAATGAACAACGTCGTGAGATATCTTTTGAAGGTATTCTTCGACCTTTGTATTACGGATTCATAGAAGAGTTAAAAAAAAGTGATAAATTTGATTTCGGTTACTCCGGTATTGTAAGCCATACATATTCAGAAAATTATAGTTTTGGAAGACGTGGTGCTGTTGATGTTGACGGTAAGGAAGTTGGCGAAAAGATAGATGCTATTGAAATAAAGAATTTGGATTTAACAGTTAAAAATCAGAATTGTTATGCGAACAGATATTAGAGAGTGCGGCAGCACGTCCGGATTTAATACTGGAATGAGTTACTGCCCCCTGCAACCGGACAAGGTCGCAGGTGTTATATTGGTCATTCATGGCAAAAAACTGCCCAAGGAATTGACTGCTGATGCTTTGGAGGAAGCCTGTCATGCTGATTATCCGGACAGAATTTATCCTATTACAGGATTTTCGGAATACGCGGTAAGCGGCGGTGAACCCAATACAACAGAAAATGGTTATGCCGGGTCGGAAATAACGGGCTATTCGGCAAGGACGGATACATTCACGTTGCGTAAGTTTAATCTAGCTTTACAAGCTAATCTTGTAGCCAACAAGGATACATTGTTTGATATGTATGTTTTTGACAAGAATAATGTAATCTACGGAGAAGATGACGGAACAGATGAACTTGCAGGATTCGATTTGTCAGGGGTTTACCCTACAGGACAGGCTTATGATTCAAGCGGTCAGAAGGCTTATCTTGCGTTTAATGCGATGTATTCCGATACCGAGAAGATGATGAAAAACATGTCTGTAAAGCAAGCGGGTGTCAATTTGGAAAATGTTCTCAAGGGATTGAATTACGTTGAGTTTGTCAAAATGACATCTCCTGAAAATACATATAAGCTCGTGGATCATTATGACCGCACGGATCTTACTGCATATTATGGATCTATATTGTCTGAGAAGGCTTCAACGGTCGTTTCTGGTGCATCAGCACTGGAATACAGTAACGGTGTGCTTACAGCGACAGGAGGTGTGCCGGTGCTTAAATCTCCTTCTATTCTACAGGCTAATGGGGTCATTGGAATTGAACAATGGGTATAATGAGAATTAATGGAGTTACATTTATAGAATCCGAAGTGGTTAAGCTTTCATTGGATGAGTTTGTCGCTCAGAATATAGATGTATTCTGGAAGGACATTTCTAGAGAAAGGCGGAAATCAAGGCTGGTTTCCGTATATAATAGAATTATCAATAACAGTAATTTAGGAGGCGGGGGAGATTGATCCCCCGTTTTGCTATGACATTGGAGGAATACGCGAGATGTTGGAAGAAATTGGCTGATGGCATTCAGCCAATGATAAGGGATAAGATGGAAAGGGATGTTCCTCAGTTTGAGGAATATATACGAGAACAGCTATATAGTGGTGTTGATGGCGATGAAAGTCCTTTAATTCCCGGATATACAGAGGACCCATACTTTAAAAAAGCTTATGGAGAGCATTGGAGGAAAAATGCCGAACGCTATAAGAATTGGAAGACAAAGATACAGAAACCAAAGCCTTCATATTTGGGTTTTTCTGCAAGAGGAAATAATACTCCAAACCTTATCATACGTGGAGATTTTTATAGTTCCATCACGGCAATACCAATATCAAATGGTATAAGGATTGCCAGCTATGGCGTTTCTTTTGGTTCTGATATTGAGAAGAAATATGGCTATAAAATTTTCAAGGTAAGCTCCAAAGCAAGGAGGCATTATGTTACGTACAGGCTTATGCCCTCTATTGATAAATTTATAAGGAGGTGCGAATTATGAAAAACTGCTTGTGTCAAGGAAATAAATCAATGAGGGAGATGGAACATATGCGTTCAATCGCAGAGAAGGCTGCTGTTATGGATGAATGTGTTTATATATTATACAAGGTTGGAGATGTGTATAAGTTCTGTCGTGAAGGTGAAAACTGGTCGGGTGAGTTTGTAGAATTCATATTTCCGTAAAATGGTGATTTTTATCATTCTATTATTTTGGCGTTTCCCGTATTATTTATTAATTTAGCAACAGCGATAGATAGAGGTTTCGCATAGAAAGATATTATATATTCATTAAGAGTAATGGATATGATGCGGTGGCCGACTCCTCTATATCGGTTGCCGCATTTTTTATATCCCGTATTAAGATGTACGGAACATCTTGTGAACGAAAAGACATGAAAACGAATCAAATCATGATTCGCCCAATGGGTGAATTTACAGTTAGTCAGAGAACAAAAGATGGCTATTTTGACGGTGGGGACTTGTTACGTCAATGGAATTCAGTAAAAGGAAATGAACAAAGAAAAATGGATGAGTTTCTTTTGGCTAAAAGAACTGGAGATTTTATAGAAGCGCTCATAGCTGAAGAACGTGAAAATGGTTTAGGGGAAAATTCCCCTAAAATTGATAATCAGGTAGTTAAGAAGAGTAAGGTTAAAGAGAAGGGTAAAGCTGGCAGACCTAAAGAAGAAGTATGGATGCATCCTTTCTTATTTACCAAATTTGCCATGTGGATTAATCCTCGCTTTGAAGTAAAGGTAATACGCTTCGTATATGATGAGATGATTCAATACCGTAATTTAGCTGGAGATGCTTATCCTGCTATGTGTCGTGCCGTTTGTTCAATACTCCCTGGGGATATATTCCAGAAAAAGATTAAGGACTTAGCCAAGTCTCTAAACATCATAGTTTATGGCAAACATGAATCAGAAATGCGTAATAAGATTGGCGATGAAGATAAAATCCGCGAATTATATGAGTTAGAATTACAGATAGCTCAATGGATAGATTTAGGCTTTATCAAAGACTATAACAGCCTTAAATCTACATTGACTAAATTGTATTACCGGAAATATCCCAATGTTCTCCCAATGTAAATATTGATTTTTCCTCAAATGTCTTGTGCGAAAAGATATTTATTTTTTAATTGAAAAACAAAACTATCATTTATGTTATAATTTAGATTTTGTCTAAATTGTAGTATAAAAATACCATATCATTAATTACTGTGCGTTACTCTGCATTACTGTACATTACGGTCTATTTTAGATTGTTTTGTGCTGATTTATAATGTGTTGTATAATGTAAAAACATCATTTACCTTTGTAGCCGTTGCAAGTAGAGAGGCAACAGACACATGATTAAACAATCGCTCAAACGTGAGCCTTCTTTATATTTGGAAATCCGTTGCCTCTCTACTTTAGCAACGGATTTTTTCTTTCCTATAAGTCAGATTAAATCCACAATCGGTTCTATCAGTGCCCACCGAGCGGAACTTTGGATTAAACCAATGACAGCCGTGAGATAAAAAGGCTCTTCTGTTTTATACTGTATGTCTTTTATTGGCAAGACCTGCTCTGTTCCCATCACCTAACAACAGGCGCCCAAGCGTTGTATTACGATAACCAATAAGAGATGAAGCAAAGATGTTGGAGAAGCATCCAGTATTAAAGCAACAAAATGAATAATTGAAGTTTAACAATGTTCATCCGCCTCCTAATAATTATCTTGGGAGAAAGGGTGAGGTATAAAATTAACCAATATGACAGAACTCGTATTCAAAGGTCAGAATGACCAAGTTTTAACTAACAGCCTATTGGTGGCTGAAAAGTTTGGAAAAGAACATAAGCATGTCTTAGATGCTATTAGAGAGCTTATACAGGGGTGTGCCGAAACTTCGGCTGACCCTATGTTTGTTGAAGCTATAACGAATAATAAGAGCGAACTTTAATATTATTATATGGATAATTCGATTAAGATATTTAAGAATGATGTATTTGGCGAAGTACGAGTAGCTGGAACAAGTGAAGAACCGCTTTTCTGCTTAGCTGATGTTTGCAATGCAGTTGAGTTGAGTAATCCTTCATCAGTAAAAACAAGATTAAACGATGAAGATTTGCAACTGCTTGATTTACACGCCCTAAATCCTGATTTATACGTGAATGGGAATTCATTTGCTACGTTTATAACAGAATCAGCCTTCTATGACGTTCTTCTTTTTAGTTCTAGCAAGAAAGTAAAACCCTATAGAAGATGGGTTACACATGAAATATTGCCCTCCATTCGTAAGTACGGTGCGTATATGACGTCCGATACTATAGAAAAGGCTCTTACATCTCCCGACTTTCTGATTCAACTTGCTACTACTCTGAAAGAAGAAAAACAGAAACGGATTGAAGCAGAAAAGAAGGTGGAAGAACAAGCCCCAAAAGTTCTGTTTGCTGATGCTGTAATAGGAAGTCGTTCTTCATGTCTTATAGGTGAACTGGCTAAGATAATATCTCAAAATGGATTCCATGTTGGGCAGAACAGACTGTTTGAGTGGCTTCGCAATAATCATTATTTAGGGAGTGTTGGTGAACGTAGAAATATACCTAATCAGCAATATGTTGAACAAGGTCTGTTTGAATTGAAGAAAGGCACACGATCCGGCAATGATGGAGTGTTGCGTACTACTATAACAACCAAAGTTACCGGGAAAGGCCAAGCCTACTTCATAAACGGTTTCCTGACTGGTAAGTTCATCATTTAACCGATTGTATCACTAAATCAAAGAACGAATTATGAAAAATATATTTTCATTATTTGTTTGTTTGAAAAAATGTTGTACCTTTGTAGTGCTACAACTTACTATTAAATATGCCAATGGGATTTTTTATGCCCGTAAGGAAACTTATATATTAAAATATAGGCAGACGATATCCGTGTATCATCGCCCAATGGCAATGGTAGGTTGTAGCAAACTAGGATATTTGTCTGCTTTTTTATTTAATAACAAATAATTTCATTTCATGCTACAACCAAATGAAATCTATTTGAACGGGAATAATAGTACCGTACAGATTGCGTCAGCTCACGAAACGAGCAAGACTTTCTCCTATAATGGAAACGAAGTACTTTTTGACATCAAAGATGATGTTATGGTTAACGCCACACAGCTTGCTAAAATCTACGGAAAGCGTCCCAATGATTATTTGTCCTTACCTGCTACAAATCAATTAATTAACGCAATTACAAGAAAATATGGTATTTCTGAAAATCAATTAGTTATATCAAAGGCAGGTTCATCACATAACGGAGGTGGTACTTGGATGCACAGATTAATAGTAGTTGATTTCTGTCAATGGTTAGACATTGATTTGAAACTGTGGTGTACTGAAAAACTTGATGAGTTGATGCGATACGGCATGACCGCCACGCAGCCAACGCTTGAGCAGATGATAAACAACCCTGACCTTGTTATCAGTCTTGCCACACAGCTAAAGAGCGAACGGGAGGAAAAGCAACGATTGGCATTGGAAGTGCAGAAGAAGGAACAGGAGAAGCAGTCTATTATAGAAGAAACAAAACCCGCTGTAGTTTTCAAAGAATGTTTTACAAGTTCGTCTACCAATATTCTCATAGGAGATCTTGCGAAACTTATCACCCAAAACGGATATAAGATTGGAGAAATAAGGCTTTATGAATGGATGGTAGAGAACAAGTTCCTTATCAGAAGGCAGCGATACAGCAGATCGAAGAATAAATATATAAATGACTATATGCCTACACAGAGGGCGGCAGAAATGGGATTGTTCTTCGTGAAAGAAAGACCGATAGTATCGGGTGAAAATCCCATTTTTATAAAACATACCTGTTACGTTACAGGTAAAGGTCAGGTGTATTTTCTGAATAAGTTTAAATCTTTAATGGCTGCATGATCATGGAAATAAAAATGAATAATAGCTTAACATTTGATGAAGTAGCAGATAAGTTGGGATGTTCAGTGGAGGATCTTCAAAAAATAGCCTTCAAAAAAATATTGTTTTCGTTTGGTAGTTTAAGGAATTGTTGTAACTTTGTGGTGCCAAACAATAGTAAAGTATTCTTTCTCCGTAGAGCACGGTTATAGCTCACTATATTAGCTGGGCTTTTTTTTATGCCCAATCGCTTGTATGAAAATACACGGCTGTCTTTCCTGCGTAATATTTCCTCTTCGGAGAAAATCTTACTATTGTTTGGCGACACGGGAAATGGCAGCCGTTTTTCTGTCTATAATTATAATGCCAAACAATAGTAAGTATGGAAAGTTTAATTCCAAATCAAAAAGGTATGACCTCCCTTGAAATAGCAGAGGTCACGGGTAAACAACATGCCCATGTTATGCGTGATATTCGCAATCTATTATCGCAAGGTGTAGCCGAATCCAATTTTGGATTGGGCTCATACACAGACGCTAACGGTCAAGAAAGACCTCTATTTAATCTAACTCCGAAAGGTTGTCTTATTCTCGCTTCGGGCTACGATGCAGTTCTACGTGAAAAAATCATAGACCGTCTTGAATATCTCGAAAATGAGAAAAAGGCTATCCAAACTCCGCAAACCTATCTTGAAGCCTTGGAAGCTTTGGTAGCTTCTGAAAAGGAGAAAGAACGGTTGCGCATTGAATCGGAGCAACAGAAAAAGCAAATCGAACAAAAAGATGCCAAGATTGCCAAAATTCAGCCCAAAGCGGATTTTGCCGACAAAGCCTTTGCGATGGAAGGCAAATGTGATATAGGACAGGCTGCCAAGATACTCGGCTTACCATTCGGACGAAATACCTTGTTCAAGAAACTTCGTGAAGCAGGAGTATTCTTTGCTAACAGGAACGAGCCAAAACAGAAGTATATTGATGCTGGGTATTTCGAGATGAAAGAAAAGCCTATTCCAAGAGAGAATCACCCAGGTTTTGTTGTGATGGTTGTGCTATGCACACAGAAAGGGCTTGCATACATCAATTACCTGTTTGGTGGCAAACGTTCTGACGGAAAATTGATGAAAATAGCCTAATTTAAATCTTACATATTAATCAAGTCTTTCCCACCTTATTTTACGAGGTGGGCAGACTCTTTACATCCGTTAACGTTGCGATTCGCAACACAAATAAAAAGACTATGAAAACAATAGATAAACTTGAAATTATACTTCAAAAAATGAAAGAACAAAATAATAGACTTGAACGGATATACGGCAAGCATCTCAAACTGATTGTATGCACTGGGAAAAGAAGTGAGAAGGTGAAATTTAAACATGAAGATTGAAATGCTATGTTTATAATTTATTTAGACAACATTCTAAATTGCAAACAAATACGTTGAAATATTTTGATTTGGTTTTAAAAGTATATTACTTTGTTGAAAGTAACCAATTTATTATAACTATATGAAAAAAGTATTATTAACTTTATGTATATGGTTGTACGCTATGTTGTGTATCGGACAAGGAGTGTCGCATCTTGAATTTAAGGGTATTCCAATAGATGGTAATTTACAGGAGTTTGTATCAAAGATGAAATTGGAAGGCTTTTATAGTAAGATGTATAATAATGAAGGTGTAATAATGCAGGGTGATTTCGTAGGAGAGAATAGCCATGTGTTCATTTATAGCACCACGGAAGAGAAAGTAGTGTGGAAAGTATCGGTGTATTTTGATTCATGGGATAATTGGCTGTCTTTGGAGAACCAATACTATAAGATTAAAGATATGTATACAAAGAAATATGGGAAACCAAAGAAACATTATGAATCATTTTCTAATGAAAGAGTTCCTATTGATAAAATGCGTGCAGTAAACTCCGATATCTGTGATTACGCTTCGTATTATTTCTTTCAGAATGGTGTGATAGTTGTGTCAATATCTCCTTTTGGCTGTGTGAAAGTATCGTATGAAGATGAATATAATTCATTATTAGGCAAACAAGAGGAAGAAAAATATCGAGAGAATGATATTTAACTATTTAATAATATAAAAACATTATTATGAAAAAGATTTTACTTGCATTTGTATTGATTGTGTCCGTGTGTTCATGTGGAAGGGTTTATTATCAGGAAAAAAGCACACTTCTTGATTTGCGTGAGTATTCTGGGGATAATGATTTTGTGATTAACCCTACCAATATTTCCAATGGTGATTTTACTCCGCTTGGTACATTGGAATTAGCCTTTATGACTGGGAACTCTGTAAAAAAGGATATGAGAAAATATGTGGAGGAAAAGAATCTCGGATGTGGTTCATACAGATATGTCCCTACTGTCAAGAGAATGGTATCAAAAGCCGTTGAGGAAGCCAAGTCATTGGGCGCAAATGGAATTATTTCTTTTGAAATAAAACGAGTACATGATGTTAAAAAGAATAATAGTGATATGGACACATATTATGTTACAGGAATCCCGGTTATATACAAGAAATAGTTTGTGCTCCATTAATAGGAGAATGATTGTTTGTTTTTAGTGGGGAGAAGTTTTTGCTTCTCCCTTTTTTATTTCCTCACCTTCATAATATCAATAAAATCACTATCTTTGCTCTTAGAAGGTGCATGAAGTCATGCACTACCCAAAACTTACGAAAAGACCATGGCAGGAGCAGAATTTAAAATTACTGATGCGATTGATCCTAACATCGTTAAGAAGTTGAATGAGATAAGGATTAATATTCAAACCACATCTTCCGAATATGCGAATTTCACGAAACAATTAAGTGATGGCATAAATTTTAAGCCGGGTAATCTAAGAGAATACCAGTCTAAAGTTGACAGTTATAATGCTACAATTACCAAATTATATGCTTCTCAAAATAGGTTGTCTGAATTACAGGCTAGTCAATTAAAGTTATTGACCGATATTTCCCGTAAGATAGAGCTTCTTACCAAGCCATTGAATACATTGGCAGACAAAATAACGGAAGTAAAAGTAAATTTGAGAGGTGCTTCCGAAGATCTGAAAAACGTGTCACAAGATGCGGAAAATGCTTCTGTTTCATTTCAAGAAGCATCTAAGAAAATATCCATGACTGCTGCTGATTTTGATTCAATCCGTCAGACGGTAAAGGCTTTTGATACACAAGCCTCCGAATTGAACAGTAGGTTAAGTGATAACAAAGAAACAATTTCAGCCTTAAGAACATCTCTGAGGGAATTATCAAAGGAGTATAAGAAAGGTGCTATCAGCGAAGAGGAATACAAGTCCAAAAGAGATGCTACGGTATCCCAGTTACGCATGCTGACAGAGCAGAATAAACAGTATTCGGCGATATTGAGAAATCATACGCAGGTAGCGATTGCCACAGCAGGAAGCTATAACGAGATGAAGGCTTCAATGCTTCAGTTGGAAAAGGAATATTATAACCTTTCACAAGCTGCACGCGAGGGGGCAAAAGGTATGGATATCTTGAACAATATCGGCAAGTTGAATCAACAATTAAAGGATATAGATGCACAGATGGGCAATTACCAACGTAATGTGGGTAATTATGCTTCGGGTTGGAATGGTCTTAATGTTTCCATACAACAGATTGCGAGAGAACTTCCGGCTTTGTCTGTTAGTGCCAATACTTTCTTTCTTGCCATATCCAATAACCTTCCTATATTTATTGATGAGTTAAAGAAAGCAAGGGTGGAATATGAACTTCTTAAGAAATCGGGGCAGACTGCTACACCTGTATTTAAACAGGTATTGAGTTCCCTTCTTAGTTGGCAGACGGCTTTAGTTGTTGGGATAACTCTTTTATCGAGTTATGGAGGTGAGATAACCAAATGGGTGGGTAGCCTGTTTGATGCGAGAAAAGAAATTGATTATCTAAAACAGCTTCAGGAGGATTTGAATAAAGCTCAAAAAGAAGGTGTGAAAAATGCCCAAGATGAAGCTGTTAAATTGGATATATTATATAGGGCTGCTGTCAATTTGAATAAACCTATGGGAGAGCGGAAAAAAGCCGTTGAGGAACTGAAAAAGCAATATCCTTCATATTTTAAAAACATAAGTGATGAAAATATTCTTATAGGGAAAGCGGCTGATAGTTATCAAAGACTATCAACCTCTATAATTGCTGCTGCAAAGGCTAGAGCTATTGAAAATAAATTAGTTGAAAAATCTAAGGAGCGTTTGGATTTACAAAGTGAATATAATGATTTGATAAGAAAAGAGGCTGAAATTAATTTGGAAAGAAGTGAATCTTTCAATAGTAAAAATCCTCTAGGAATATGGATCGGAGCTGCAAAAGGTTTTAGCTTAGAAAGCGTTCAAGATGAAATTGATAGTGTTATAACTAAAATGGATACACTAGATAAAGAAATAGAAGAATTGTCCGGCTCTATTGATATTGAAGATGTTACATTTAATCCTCATTCTGCCGATAAAGCATCGGATGATTTAGCGCAATACATAGAGAATCTTAGGAATAAAATGGCTGACTTGTCCGTTTCTCTCATTAAAGATGAGCATGAACGTAGTCTTGCTGCCATAGAGAAAGAATATAAAGACCAGATAGCAGCTGTAAAGGGATATTCTGAGGAAGAGAACAAACTTCGGGAAATGTTGGGCCAAGAGAGAATGCAGAAGATAGCGAAAGAGAATGAGGAATATGATAAGAAGTTGGCAGAGGCTGAGAAAAAAAGGATCGAGGAAAAGAAAAAGTATACCGATGAGATGCTCAGACTGGAAGAGGAACAATCATCTCTCCGTATAGCAGCTACAAGTACTGGATATAAGGAACTTGAAAACATTATAACAGAAAATTATTCAAAAGGGCTGCTATCGCGAAAAGAATACGATGAAGCCATGCGTGAACTGGAGCGGAAAGCCGCAAACGAGCAATTACAGATACAGATAGATGCTGCTGAAAAAATGATTGAGATAGCGGAAGCATCGGGCGTGGTAAGCAAGCAACAAATTGAAATGCTGAGAGAATCCATAAAGGCTATGGAAGCAGAGATAGGTTCTATAAATGCGGATGATCAGTTGAAAAAAGCGGAAGAGCAACAGGATATCACACGAAGGAATTTTGAAGTGTTGAAAGGTTATTCTTCTGCATTGAAAGATCTTGCATCGGATATCGATAGTCCGTTTGCCGGTATATTTGATGGGATGGATAAGGGATTCAGTATTATGTCTGATAAGATATCAGGCGTTTGGGGAGAACTTACAGACGGTGAGAAGATAGAAAGAACTACCGAGATGTGGGGAGCGATGGTTGGCGGGATTGGTAGTATGATATCATCCATTTATGATCGCCAGATTGAAGCTATTGAGGCTGAACAGGAAGCGAATGAGAAAGCTGGTGAAGAGGAAATTTCCCGTATAGAGGCTTTAGAAGAAAGAGGTGCTATAACAACTGAAGAAGCCGAAGCGCGTAAACGTGCGGCGGAAGATAAAACGGCACAAAAGAATGCCGAATTGGAGAAGAAAAAAGCTGCATTAAGAACAAAACAGGCAAAGTTTGAGAAAGCTACCAGTATAGCTGAAGCGGCTATACAGATAGCAGGTGGTATTTTGCAGACGATAGAGCAATTGGGTTTCCCTGCTGCAATACCTATGATAGCTGCTCTAGGTGCTATGGGGGCGATACAGCTTGCTACTATTATAGCGACTCCTATTCCGAAGTACGCCAAGGGGACTGATTCTCATAAAGGCGGATTAGCTGTAGTGGGTGATGGTGGTGTCCCTGAAACAATCGTTACTGAAAAAGGAGCGTATATTACTCCGTCTGTCCCTACTTTGGTTGACATCCCTAAAGGTGCGAAGGTTATACCTTATGCAGTGGATATGGACAGGATAAAGGCTCATGCAAATGATTTTGATGGTCTTATGGCATATAGAAGCGAAAACGATCTTCCTCCTGTATCAATAGTTAATGATTATAGCGAACTGGAGAAAAAGATAGGGCATCTGGAGAAATCACAGCAGATAGGATTTGCAAAATTAGCCAAGGCGATAAGAGAAAACAATTATCATCAATTTTCAAAAAGTATCTGATTATGAGGTATACAAGTGACATATATGAACTTCCCTTGTCCGTTTTTATAGAGATTTATACCAATGATAGCAATACTATTGAATTTGACGATGAGGACAAAGGGGCTGCATCGGCAAAAATTATCAATGACTATATAGAAATTGTCGGGAGCAAACAGTTGTTCTCTGAGATATTGAATTGTAATGAGCGTATGAATCTTGCAATGACCGTGGAGTGCATGAAGGCATGTGAGAACATGATGAAGTTGAAAATGTATGATGAGGTGCGTGATATTCTGATGAAGATAGGTTATTCGTGTAAAAAAGGTGATGTAATGGCTATGAATGCTAGAATATCCGCATTAAATTCCCGTGCACAATATGATTTGGATAAGATAAGTAAGGAAAAGAATGAGGGACTGAAGGAGAAGCCTACAAAACGTGGATTTATAAATGAAGTTGTCGCTATTGGGAAGTATAATAAGATGTATATCAATCCGAAAGAATGGGCCGCCGGATCTTATGCCTGTCTTGTAAGGCAGACATGTGACGAAATCGATGGGTTGAATCGTAAAAAGAAATAATTATGTATTATCGATGTGAGTTACTTATAAATGGTCTGAAGTACAGGGTTACTGATGATCTTGAGAATTGGGACGAGGTGAAGGCTAGTTTCAAGAGAAATGACTATGACGGTGTTATCCGTACATTTTCCAACAAATTTTCTTTTGCTGGGGATGCTAGAAAATTGCTGTTAAAACAATATGATGAAGATTATTTGAATGCTTCTGCCTCAATAATAATAAGTACAAGAAATAACAGTTGGTTGTATAATGAACGGTTTAGTTGCGCTCTCAATTTCTCTACATTGCAGGATAATGGTCGTATCTTACAGATAAATGCCGTGGATGATAGCGTGGCGTCCATGATAAAGTCAAAAAAAGGAACTCAATATGAATATTCGGTCGAAGAGGTGAAAAGCCCCATTCCTCTTGTTTATGACGGACTTGAACTTTCTGAATCAGCAAAATGGATTCCTACAGGTGATACATTGGAAGACGATGACACTCTTATTAATGTTTATTTCAGCAAGAAAATGTCACCAATGCCAATATATATAACTGCCAGTGATTCCTTAATAAAGGGGTCTCTTGAATTTAATGATCAAACAGTAGGTGGTGATGATGTATATTCGATAAAGGCTCTGAAATCAATTAGGATAAATATAGAGTTTAATATTGATATGTTTGTGTTTAGGAAATATCAGTCTGGTGCTTTGGGATATGATGTAAGAGGTGTGAGGCTCCAGATTATGAAGATAAGTAATGATATTGATAGTAATGGGGAAGCGGTGACTACGGAAACGGTGATAGGAAGTTTTGAACTTACGACAGAATCAGAAACGCCAGTGGAAAAGAAGGTTTCGGAATCGTACAATATAAGTCTTTTGCATGATGATAAAATAATAGTGAGAGCTATGTATGTCAATGAGAAAGAAGAGATTGTACCTGTATTGCCGGATTTACCATACAAAGTCTCAACATCAAGTTATTTTAAAGCATCATGGAAAAATCGAATAAACCCTGTTGAGATGGATGTTATAAAGCCCGATACATTGCTGAACAGACTGCTTAAAAGTATTAATGGAGAGAAAGATGGTTTGACTGGAGTGATTGAGGGGACAGGAGATAGAAGGCTTGATAATTGTATGCTCTTGGCGGCTGAATCAGCCCGTAAGATTCCTGGAGCCAAAATATATACATCCTTCACCAAATTTGCAAACTGGATGAGTTATGTGTTTGGTTATGCTTACGACATATCCGGGAATACAGTAACTTTCCGGCATAGAAGCAAATACTTCTCGGATGATGTTGTCAAAAGGATAGATGATTTATCTGATTATGAGATGAAGGTTAATTCTGCATTGGTGTATTCTCGGATACGGATAGGCTTTGACAAACAGGATTACGACACGGCTAATGGAAAGGATGAGTTCCGTTTTACGAATGAATATACCACAGGCGTGACCATAACGGACAATAGCCTTGAAATGATATCTCCATACCGTGCGGACGCATACGGCATAGAGTTCCTTGCTGACAAGATAGGTGAAGATACTACAGACAACGAAAGTGACACTGATTTATTTATGGTAGGGGTGAAATCTGATTCATCTGGACTTAAGTATATATTGAACAGAGATTATCTTATGGGTGGCGTTCTCAGCCCTGACACAATGTTCAATGCCATGTTTTCCCCTTCTTCTATGGTTTTGGCCAATGAAGCATACATCGGCTCATCTGTTGAGATGCTTACTTTTGCGTCATCAGATGGTAATAGTGATGTGGGTATTGATGGAATGGGGGAAAGTAGGGATATAATTCTCTCAAAAAGGATGTTTACTGTGGCGGAGGTGGAATTTGAGACTTCGGATGTGGAACTCCCGGAAGATCTTACAGGAATTGTTGAACTGGAATACCAAGGCAAAGTTGTACAGGGATATTATCAGCAGGCTGATTACAATTTTACAAAATCACAAAGTTCAAAAGTAACTTTGATCGTGAAAAATTTTAATTCGTTATAAAGATTCAAATTTTAATTGTTATATTTGCAATGAAAGCTTGTGAAGTCACAAGTTACTAGAAACTTACGAAAAGACTATGATATCAATCGGAGATGTTTGTCCGTTATTCTTTAAACCGCTGAAATATAAATATTCAAATGCAGGATGTTTCAGACAAGTATTTTCTGTGTCAGACAACATCCTGCTGCAAATCTTTTGTGATAACGGCGAAAAACCTTCAGCTTATTTGAATGATAAGATCGGCAATATTTCCTCCAAGATAACACTGCTCACTTATGATGTAAATGAAAGCATTAAGATGTATTATGCCTCATTATCTCCTTCGGAGGGGATATATACAGTAACTATAGCCGATAAAGAATGTGAGGAGTTCTGCGTGTGTGAGAATATAGGTGATTCTATTCTGATTGAATATTCCCATAAAGATAATAATTCTGCGTTTGATAATATATTCTGGATTGATGAGGTCCGGCAGATGTTCCAGTTCAGAATAATAGGAGGATTCAAGCCGGATGGGGTGGAGTTGAAAGTTGAAAACGAACAGTTTGTGAATCAGAAGCAGGAGATAATAGAAATGTATTCTCTCCCTTATAAAACATTTGATTTTGTTTTCGGGACAAGTTGTGGCGTTCCGTATTATATAGCGGAGTTTATAAATAAGGTACTTTGCCTTTCTCATGTCAGCATAAACGGTAATTTGTTTGTACGGGAAGGGGATTCTGTCCCGGAAAAGATTGATACAATAGGTAAGAAACAGATGTTTATATATAAAGTGACTTTACGCCCTAGACAAAATGATATCGCCGGGATCGGAGGCAAAACTGAGATTACAACTTCATCTTCAGGCATCGCGTTTTTACTAACTAATCCCGAAGAGGACGATGTGTTGAAATATAAGAAGGCGAAAGCTGCTTTTGTTAATGAAAATTACGTGTAATCATGGCTAGAAATCATCCTATAAAGATATTGTGGTACGGTTCGGAAACGGATGATGAAGGAAATCCGATTATACCGAAAATATCCCCGTCATTTGAAAAGCGACTGGAAGGGTTGAATGAGGGGGAGATATACATACATAATGATGATAATAATCCTTCTATTTACATAAGAACCAATAAAGACAGGGTTGTTGCCATATCGGGAGGTGCAAATATAGAGGAACTTTCCAAATACTTTCTTCGTAAAGATAAGGAAGACACTGCCAACGGTCTTATCACTTTCTTAAAGGGTTTACTTATAGGTAAAAACGGTAGTGGAATTACTGTGCTTGAAAACGGTATGTCACAGGCTGTTGTTGATTATCTGTATGTCAAGGTCAAAGCCGTTTTTGACGAGCTTGAAGTAAAGAAGAAGACGTATGTAGGTGGCGAGCAGGTGATTTCCCATGCAGGTATGAAATGCAACCGTGTGGATGAGTTGGATGATGTCTATCGTTGTTATTTCAAAGAAGAGGAAGATGGAATTGAGATAGAGAACCAGTTTACTCCGGGATCTCTTGCCATAGCTCAGGAGTGCAATATCAAGACAGGCGTTTCTCATCATGTCGGCAACCGCTATTATTGGCGGTTGGTCACAGCAGTAGGTGAGAACTATATAGACTTGTCCAAGACCGTATGTGATCCTAATGTCGAGAACGATGTTCCGGTGGCAGGTGATGATATCGTGGGGTTAGGTCATAAGACCGATATGACCCGACAGGCGGCGATAATTCTCTCTTCGGTGAACGAAGTTTCTCCGTCCATCATCATGTATCAGGGTATTAATGATTTTACCTTGACTGGGAAAGATGTCATTTCTTTTGATTTTGACAAATCTACCGGCAAAGCCCGGATGAAGGTGTACGGAAATGCATACATTGGTGACAAGGATCGGACCACTTACATGGAATATACTCAGGATAAAGGTGTGGATATCAAGGGTATGTTCCATATCGAGCAGGGTTCCACCGGATGGCGTAACATGGAAGGGCTTCCGGATGAGATACAGGCGGCCGCAGATCTTGCCCAAGAGGCCAAGGATGCGATAGACAATGCGGCTGTCGGAAGTGTCAATCTGTTGCGCAATTCCGGGTTTACTGGAGATTACGAAACGGAGGAACTGTCTGCAACTACCGAGTTATCAGCGGCCACCGAGCTATACAGCAAGCAACTCAAGCATTGGACGGGTGTGGCTACCGTATCCTCGGACAGTGCTGCCGGCTCCGGATACTCTGCCGCAATCGGTAGTTTGTCTCAGTCTGTATCATTAATTAAAGGAGAAAGTTATGTTATCAGCTATAAAGCAAAGGGTACGTCTGTGTCTGTTTCATGTGGTGATTTCAGCACAACTCAGCCTCTTACGTCCTCTTATCAGAGATATACCCATAAGATTACCTTCAATGGCAGTGGTATATTTCTCATCAGTGGTACCGCAACCGTTTGTGACCTTCAGTTAGAAAGAGGGACCATCGCTACTGACTGGAAACCGTCCATTTTGGATAACGACAAGGCAACAGCCGGTTTTCAGTCAATCAATTATATCGCCAGTTCGATCAAAGATGGTTCTGTGGATATTCTTGGTGGTCTGATTCTTGCCAATATGATTCAACTGGGCAACTACAAAGATGGTAAGATGCAAAAGGTTACAGCCGGAGTTAGCGGCATATACAATGATGATGATGATGTGGCATTTTGGGCAGGAGGAAAACTTGAACAGGCGATTCTTACCGTGATGAGGTTCCGTAATGATCCTAATTACCAGCCTACGGATGCGGAATGGGCGAACATGGCAAACTTCGTTGCCACTCATGGCGGTGATGTATTTTTGAGAGGATATATCTATGCTTTGGGCGGATATTTCCGGGGAAAAATTGAAATAGCCAATGGTAAGATACTGTTGAATGAGGATGGTTCCGGGCAGCTTGCCAATGGGAACATTAAATGGGATGCAGATGGAAATCCTGAATTTGTCGGGAAAGTGAAAGTTTCCTCACCGTCAGGTTACGAGATAACCATATTCCCTGAGGATGAATATGGGAGACCGTCAATTGATATTCATGATAATGATGGTAATTCGCTCTTAGATATATCCCTTCAATATGGATTGAATGGTATGGTTCCCCGTATTTTTATGAATGACCCTTCCAATAGTGATGTATTGTATTTTCGCCCGGACAGTATGGTTGTCGAGCAAAGAGGAAGTGACGGTTATATATATCAAACCCAGATTATGGGTGGACGAATAATTATGGTTAAAGGTTCTGAGATTGTGTGGGATCAGAGCATATTGCCCAAATAAAATAAAGTGATATGGAACTTAATTCGATCAATAAAACAGGTACTTGGAGTGAGGCGGCAGATCGGCTTAACAACAACTTCAGCAAGACCTCCACTGAAGTGGAGAAGATCAAGCAGAACAGTGTCCGCAACAAGGGATTGTTTTCTACAGTAGAAGCATTGCAGGCTGCTGTCCCATCTCCTGTTGTGGGCGACTGGGCTGTCGTGGGAGATACCATACCGGGTCCTATATATCAATGTACGAAGAGAGGCGTATGGAGCGAAACAGGAACAACCGGAGGCGGTGGAAGTGTTGACCTTTCCGGCATCTTGAAAGCCGAGGAGATAGACGATGTTACATCAATATTATAGTTATGAAAATTAATTACCAATCCGATTTTAAAATTATAGAGAAGAACCTGAATGGAGACATATCAACTCCCTTCCGGTTTACTTACTTCAATCCGTTCAAGGGAAAGTTTATAGCCTCTTTTGATGGGCAAGAGTATGTGGGTTGCAGCCGTATGGAAGATGGCAGTCTGCTTGTCGCTTTTGACAACCCCGGCTTCTCCCCTGGTATGCTGAAGGTCAAACGGGAATACTTCATTTCTGATTCTGACTTTAGAGATGGCATCTGCAACCTTGTATCTATTGAAGATACAGGGATTGTGCTGACTACCGGGAAGACGGATGAGAGCACAGCGGAGATCATGCCCTATCCGGATTATGCCGCATACAATGCGGTGCAGAGCGTATCTCTGTCAGATCAGGAGTATGATGATGTGCTGAGTGATTTTAAGAGTTAATCAATAATTACATAAAATAACAACAGTCCAAGTTCCGGCGGAACTTAGGCGGATGAAAGGAGATATTATGGCAAAAATGCATAAACTGACCAAAGGTGGGCAAACCATATTCCCAGCTACTATCTATGATGCGGTGGTTAACCCCAATACACGAAAAAGTCTGACTACAGAAATATCCGAAATAAGATTGGATATTATTTCTCAAAAAAAAGGAGGGAATATCATTGATGGTTTTGATCAAAGTACGGCCTATATTGTATATGGTAACCAAGGAGAGATAGCATCAAATATAGAAAAAATTACAAACAATGCGACATTTATAGCGACAAAATTAGATTGCAAAGCCGGAGATCGATTTTTGATTACTGGAAAGTGCGTTTCTGTACAAGCTAGGGCTTATGTTTTTGTTGATGAATCCGATAGGATTCTGTTAAAAGCAAGCCAAACATTCGTTGGGGAAAAATCTGTAATTGAGGCTCCGGAATCTGCCATTACCGCTTACTTTACACTGACAAAATCGGAATCTGTTGAATTTGTAATATTAGACCCGTCAATAGAAGAATTAGATGACAAGATTACTGAGACAAACAAATCCCTTACAAGCTTAGAGGAAGAGGTGTCAAATATTATTATAACCGAAAGCGGGATAGAAGAAGAGATCTACAACAGCGCTTATTTGTCTAAAGATTATATATCAGCTGGAGGCACACTGGGTACTGCTGCAAGATACTGGTCTGTAAGAATACCTGTGGCAAAAGGATTGAGGTATAAACTGGATTCTTCAAATGTCAGTAATCAAACAGTATTTAGAATTGCCAAAACCGTAGAAAGAAAAATAACAGAAGTCTTAATCAATGAGGCTTCACCAGAAACAAAAAATTATGAAATTTATTGTGATGGTTCATTTAATTATATACTTTGGACATTAAGCAATGCCTATGATTTGGATGGCACTCCAAGTGTCAAGAGAATAGAGGGGGGAGGAAAAAAATTAAGTCCTGATATTCAGATTACACCTGAATCATTGCCCGGATTCGAAGATAGTATAAAGGAGATAACAGATAGACTTGATGGAATTGTTTATAAAAGTAATATTATCTATTGTTATGCCGATCAGGGAACGGCGAATCAATTTCAAGCTATTGAGGACGGGGTTAATATATTTGTAGGGTACAATGCCAATGTAAACTCCATTCAGAGAGCAATAAATACCATACCAAGAGATACAGATAAACAATGGTATATTTTTGCTGTAGGGGAGTTCAGGACATCATCATTTAATCATTTTGCAACGGAAGACCCGTTATCGGGAGAATCACAGGAAGATTATGTCTGTTATATAGAAATGGTTGACAGGCAAAATATTCATTTGTTCGGTGTTGGTAATAGGTCTACAAAAATAGTATGTGATATGCCTGACAGTGGTTTCCCAACGCCTGTATCTAATTTACATCCATTGTTGATAAAAAAAACTAGGAATTGCAGTTTCCACAACTTTTATATTTTTGGAAAAAATGTAAGATATACCGTGCATGTTAATGGCATTAAAGAAAGCGAATCTAATAAATTATGGTTTGACAATGTGGAATTCGACAGTGGAAAGAATAATGGAGAGGCTGCGGATAGCTGGCCGTATGGTTCCCAACCAATAGGTATAGATATTGCATCTAACATGAATCTGATTTTTACTAATTGTATAAATCCATGCTTGAGAGGACATTTTGGCAGTATGGGATATGGAAGACATTTTATCCTGTTTAAAGGGTGCTATTTTTATCATGATGCAACCAATGTGTTGCCCTCGGAAAATATTCCATCCCCCAATAGCTTTATAGATTATAGGTTTATTGGTAACAAGTTCTATGGGCTTTCAACGTTATTTAATGGGTCTTTAAAAGAATCAGGTGTAAAGATGAAAATTAGTGGCTGGGGGAATAGTGTTGTTTATTCCCCCAAACCAACTCTGTATTTTAATGAAATAACGGATATTGCACAGACATATAAAACTGAAAGTTCGATATTAGCCGGTAATTTGGTGAATCTATATGGAGATAAGGCGAACGGTAAAATTGAATCTGTTGCTATGTTCAACAGCTCAGATGGGAAAGTTATTTGCGCCAAAAATATCATGTATGAAATAAATAATATTCTTGTTTCAGAGAACTATCTTCCTAAAGATGGAGATTACTGTAAGGCAGTAGATGGATTATTGGCTAAATCAGAATATCCTACTAATGCTTATGTTTTAGTAAGATCAGGTATAAAGTATTTAATAATAGAGTAAGCTGGGTAAGTTTTTAGAAAATTTAAATGTATACTTATGATACGAAAACTAATCATCAGATTAATAAACCATCTATCCGTTGAAGTGCATCCGGATGCGGAATGGTAAAAGTGGAACAGGATATATGGAGCTTAATACAATAAACAAAACAGGAACTTGGAGCGAAACGGCAGACCGCATCAACAGCAACTTTAGTAAGATCTCCATTGAGGTTGAAGAGATAAAGCAGAACGGCGGTGGCGGCAGTGGTGGTGGTAGTGGTGATGTCACCAACGCCGATCACGCCAACTCCGCATATACGCTGGATAAGAATACGCCTGTGCTTGACTGGTTCTTATCCGCACTGAACGATGATGATGCGCAAGGTATAATAAACTTCCTCAAAGGTTTTAAAATAGCCGGGAATCTGATAAACCGCATTGTGAAGCAGGGTGACAAGGATGTTACCTACACCGATGAGGATGTGATGAGCGCATTGCGTGTAATGACTGAGATAGAGAACAGTGCGGAGAAGCTGAAAGAGATATTCTTGCGGAAGGACGTGGCTGATTCCACTAAGTACTTGTTATCCTTACTGGGCGGAGTCTTGATTAAGAAATATGCCAAGTTCGGTGATTTCGTTACTGGTGTATCAGGTGGATACATAGACGAAAAGGGTGACATGGAAATGGGAAGCGGCGTTTTCCGTAAGCGTTTGTTTGTTCCTGAAATAGCTTATAACCGTACAACCTATTTCAAAGGACGTATGGTAAACTCCCCCGGTGGTGGTTGTACCGTATTGTCATATGTGGATAACGGCGATGGAACCTACACCATCGCTCCCGATCTGACGGACGCGGACGGATTGAGCCAGTTTGTTGATGATATCCTTACCACCTATTTTGTGACTAAGAATAGCGAAGGCAAGCTGAATGGCTTTGAAGAGATGAAATTCCGGGTGACTGCCGCAGATTATACAGCCAAGAAGTTTACTGTCATTCCCCGTCCGGGGCATTCTGACTGGAAACCTGCCGAGCAGATGGTATTGGCACAAACAGGTAACTTTACGGACCCGGAACGCCAGACTTATATACTTATTGATTCAGTCAACGGAAACAACTGTATTACATTCTTTGACAATGCCAGCACTTGGGACCCGGAGCCGGCACAGATGCCTGCGTGGTTCGGCAAGAAAAAAGGCATGACCGTTAACGGAATTGATTGCGAGAAATATTCAGCCGTGTTGCAACAGGTCTTATTGACTGGGCTTATCTTCCAGATAGATGAGATAACGGGGAACAAGGTTCGTGTACCTTTGGACAAGGGTGAATGGGTTGCAGGTAAGTACGCCTACTATGACCGGGTGTCACATAACGGGGCTTTGTGGTTGTGTGTTGATGATAACGGAACGACAACCGAGCCATCAGATGATAACCCGGCATGGCTGAAACAAGTGGACAAAGGAGCGGACGGAGCGACAGGTCCGCAAGGTGTTCCCGGAACGCCGGGAAAGGACGGTGTTACTTACTATACATGGATAAGATACGCCGACAACGCACAAGGCGGAGGTATCAGCAATAATCCTACAGGGAAAGCGTATATCGGATTCGCCTACAACAAGACGAGTGCGGTGGAGAGCAACACCCCTTCCGACTACACATGGAGTGAGATAAAGGGTGAGCAGGGTGTTCCCGGTGCACCCGGAGCGGATGGAAAGACCTATTACACATGGATAGCCTATTCGGACAATGCGGACGGTACGGGCATGTACCAACAACCGAAGGATACTACAAAATATATAGGAATCGCAGTAAACAAGGAAACCGCCACAGAGAGCAGCAACCCTTCCGATTATACATGGTCGTTGTTCAAAGGTAAGGACGGTGCTGACGGTTTGTCTGTAATAGGTGGCGGTCATTGGGAATCCTCTAAGACCCCATACGAGGTCAATACCATGGTCACTTTGGCGGGCTGTGTTTTTATCTCCAAGGTGAAAACATCCAATCCTCCGATTAAAATTGCAAGGTTCAGGAACGGCAATTATCGAAAGAAAAAGGATGGCGGTTATATCCTTGCCGGGAAATCAGCCGACTGGACCGTGCATGAAGACTGGGAGATGCTGCTGGACGGTCGTGAACTTAAAGGTGAGAGTATCACCTTCTTGGGTGAGTTCGCATCCCATCCGTCCAATCCCAAGGAGGGTGACAGCTACCGAAATACGGCTGACCATTGTACTTACATATACCGGAATGGTTTGTGGATGGTCATGGTCAAAGACGGGACTGACGGTAAGGACGGCAAAGGTTACGAGTGGATCTACACCCGTACCAACATCATCGGCCTTACCCCTGACAAGCCGGATTCGAAGCAGCAGGATGATTATATACCGGAAGGCTGGACAGATGATTTTCTTGGCGTGGATGCAGACCATCAGGTGGAATGGGCGTGCAAACGTGTGAAGCGTGATGGAGTATGGAGTGAATGGAGCACTCCGGCCCCTGTGCACCGTTGGAGTAAGGACGGGGAGTCGAATATCATGGCCGACCTTGACAATGAGATGGTGAGCGTCGCTCTTACCAGTACCGGTGTTACTACTTCCGCACAGTCATGGACTACCCATGTATCCATGTGGTACGGTACCGAGAAACTCACCCTTGAGACTTTAACAGTCAGCACGCCTGCCGGTTTCACGGCAAGCACAAGCAAGGCCACCGGAGCGGTGGCGATATCCGTCGCTGCCGGAAAGTCGGTTCCGGAACAGAATACGGTCACCATCACACTGGCTGCAATGAAGAACGGGCAGCTCTATACCCGTGAACTGACTTTCAAGATAACCGGTGTCCGTGGCGGGGCGGACGGTTCCGATGCGGTAATTTATAGCCTTGTCACTTCGGCCACGATGGTCAGCAAGAACAAGAACGGCGGTTACAGTGTAGCTTCGGTATCCTGCCGGCGTATGAAGACAGTCGGTGCGGTCACTACGGCCACAACGGACGGGGAGTTGAAGTACAGTCGTGACGGTGCGGCCGAGGTTCCCATCGGTGATGGTGTCGGGGTGGCTTCCGGTAATTTTACCAGTAGCTTGAAGTTCGTGTTCTACGTGAACGGTCAGGCGGTTGATGTCGAGACTGTCCCGATGGTTGTGGACGGCAGTGACGGAAAGGATGGTGAGAGCATCACAGCAGCCGGTCATTGGGAATCCGCCAATACTCCGTATGCCAAGAACAGTACAGTATCGTTTGCCGGAGGATCTTACTTAAGCAAGGTTGAAACCTCCAACCCTCCGATTAAAATCGCCAAGTTCAGAAACGGCAGACTCCGCAGGAAAAGAGACGGCGGATACATCCTCGCCGGCAGATCTGCGAACCGGACGGTACATGCGGACTGGCAGGAGATGGTTGCTCCCGTCGGACCGTCGGCATCCTACTGGCTGGACAGTCCTGTCAGCGTGATCAACTTCACTTCAACAGGCACGCCATCCCCGTCTGGATTCCTTGTCACTTGCAAACAGAATGTGGCAGGCAATGTAAGCACGTGCAGCACGCTTTATCTGGCTGCACGCAAATACAACGGAAGCTGGCTGGCTCATGTAGGTGCGACACTGAACAGCCAGATATCCGTACCTGCGACAGCCGGATACACCCAGTTTGCCGTCCGGGCTTATAAATCCGCGTCGGACGCAAACGCATGGAATAATAATTTTGTCGCTGAAAAAGGGGTGGGTGTTGCAAATGATGGCGCCATAGGAGCAACTGGAGCGACAGGGGCTTCTCCAAGAGATATGGGAGTATTCCAATCTGGTACTAGCTATGTATGGAACGCCAGCTATCGTGACAAGATCATCTACAAGTTCAATGGCGTGTATTATAATTTCCTTGTGCGGAACTATGGTGCCAGTGTAACCGCCGCCCCTACATCTGTCAACGGGGATTCCAATTGGGAAGCCATGCAGAAGTTTGTTAATATCGCCACTGACACCCTGTTTGCTACAGGAGCCAATATATGCGGATTCATGTTCACATATAAAGGAATGGATGCCAACGGCATACCTTTTGGAGATATAAAATCACAGAAGTCAACCAATGGTGTGCCCAACCTGATACTGAATTCCGAATCCGGTTATATTCATGGCATTAATATGGACATAGAAGGAGGACGTATCGGTCCGTTCTCCATCGCTTCGGGGATGTTGTCCTCAAAGATCCTTTATGAAAATGAAACAAATAAATACGTCGGTTTCAATCTGTCTGCCGGACAAATTGAGTTTTATAACGAAAGGACATTTGCAAACGTAAGAATCGGGGGAAACACGCAGTTTGTCACCATTGAAGGGATTAAGTATGATGCTGGAATTGACATACAGAGTCCAAATGTCATGATCGGGATGCACATCAAGACTCCAAGCATTCCTCTATTCGTGGAGGGAGGTAACATTTTCCTTCATCCGAACAATGACAGCTATGTTTCTCTTCGTGGCATAGTTGGCAACTGGAGGAACATATCCGTCAGCACTCCCCTGAATAACAATGATGATAATGTGATGTTTATTAATACGGGCAATATAGAAGTGACACTTCCTCCGGATGTTCCGGGACATACTATATACTTCAAACGTATGAGCGGCGGAGTAAGATTGACAGGAGGACGGATCCTGCCTGCTCCCGGAGGACAGGAGGTGTCTTATATTGATTTGGATTTTGCATCCGGCTTCATTAAGTGTATGGGTAATTATTGGGTTATGTTTTATTGCGGATAATTTAAATATAAAGTATGAGAATAAATTTTGCACAATTCCCTATTTATGATGGGATTAAAAAAGAAAAGCTTATAGCCAGTAACATCACTGAGGCCTTCGGTGACTGGATATATAAGAACGTAGCGGGCTTGAAGGCGCATCTCCTTGCGGAGAAAATCTTCAAGTCGACTGTAGATGGTGTGGAACTTGACGAAGAGGAGGTGGATATCATAAGACGTTCTACCCCTATGTTGTCCGGCTTGCTGGCCGATTCGTTGAATGATTATCTGGATAAAAAGAAGGAGGAACAACATGAAGATTGAGAATTTGGAACGCGCCAGCCGAATCAATGACGAACTGGCGAAACTGAAGCTGGCGAAAAATACATTGAATAACGGAGGCTATGTCCGTATCTACAGTAGCGCCCGGTCAAGTGCCGGATGTGTGGAACTGGATATAGCGAACTTCAATGACGAGGTGAATACGTGTATAGACAACCATATTGCTGAACTTGAATCAGAAATAGAAACGCTATGAAAAAGGTATATTGTAACAACCTTCTGGCAAAGGTGCTGCTTGCGTTCAGTTCTTGCCATACGATAACAATCGGTCCGTTTGTTTTAAGCAAGCGACCGGAAGAGAAAATCACTCAGAAAGTGAGAAACCATGAGTGTACCCACGCCCGTCAATGGGTTGAGATGGCAGTTGCCACCGGTACAGTTATCTGGATCTTGCTGTTGTGTTTTGACCTTTCCGCCTGGTGGCTGGTACTGGCCGGGCTGGCATTCTATCTCTGGTATGGTGTGGAGTGGCTGGTCAGGGCGGTACGGTTGAAGGATGCCGGCAGGGCGTATAAGACGGTATCATTTGAGAGGGAGGCATATTCCAACGAGGATGATCCGAATTATATTGAGAACAGTAATTATTTTGCATGGGTGAAGTATTTGTTTTAATTTTAAAATTTGCATTATGGACTTGAATAATATAGTTGGCTTTAAAGCTGTGGATAAAAACGGCAAAGAACGACAGGTGACCGTCGATGAGATGACAGAATTAGTTTCCGCACGGATTGTTTCCGCTGCATCAGAAATATCAACATTTGCTGCCGCTGCGGCAGCCGGAACAGATGAGTTTGAGGACCAGTTGCCCCAGTCCGACACCTTCTCTTGGCTCCGTACTTTGGACGGTTCCAAGAACCCAACTTTAACATCTTCTTCGGCTGCCGCGAAAGTCCTGGGAGAACTGATTGGAATAAATGAAACTTGGTTCAGGAATCGAGGTCACATTAGAGGTGAAATTAATTTGGATGATTTTAAAAATGCAGGTGCCTATTCATTGTTCAATGTTGAAGGGAACAATGTTCCTACATCTTGGGCACAACTGCTTATATTTTCATCTGGGTATTATATTATTCAAATTATCGTTGATATAAGTAGTCGTAAATTATTTATCAGACGATATGATACAGAAAATGATCGCTGGCAAGAATGGGGTAATATAATTATAACATAATTTTTATCACAATTCCGACCTGGGAGAACGGATGCGGATATAATAACGGCTTAAGCAAGTCCAATATTCCGTTATCTAATTGATAATATGCGCTTTATGATTGTTGTTCTTATATTTGCCCTGCCTGTTGTGAAACACGCAGGGTATTCTTTATTATGTAAATACAGGCGTTTATGTGCTTTTTGGAACATATCATTTGCAGCAGAACGGGTAAAATGTTATATTCGCACATAAATAAACCCCGGTGTGTCTCACGACAGGCCGAGGCTTTGTGCAAAAATCGAAATTTTAGAAGTTATATATTCTGGAAAGACAGCCCGTTCTGCTTTAGATAGTGCTGTCTTTTTATGATCCTGTCATCTACACTGGCTTTGATGTAGTAGTAAAACGTCCTTTCACAAATATGGTATTTGGGATAGATATACCGTCTGAATATCTCCCTGTTTGATATACCTTCCCTGCTATGTTCGTCATAGATGCGAACAATATCCGCAATCCGCGCCACATAGGCACAGCCCGGCGTGCTTGTTATACTCTTCCTCATATCCTGAAAACTTTAGAAACAAAGTTATAAAATTTAAGGCTATTTAATCTATTATTAAACAAATTTACACATTAATTTAATACTATTATCACTTCACAGGGGTACACTTTAAAGGAATTTGAAAGCTGTTTGAAATGTTAAAATGGAAGAGAGTTTGTCACACTTTGGAGGCATTTTATTTTTGCCAAATTGGGATTTTTTTTTTTTTGCGGCTTACAAATTAATATTGTTTTCTTTTTGTATTTCGTTTTAGAATTGATATCTTTGCTATTGTCTTCTCGAGAGAATGGGATAGAGAGTAGAACGTGGATTGAACGGCTGCTGTGCTTTTTGCTGGCGGCTGTTCTTTTTTTATCTAAATGTTAAATATTACACAATGCAAGAAAATATATTGTGATTTGTTTTGCTATTACATCACAATATAGTATATTTGCATTGTGATAATAAAACAACAGGTAATAATAGAACCGGCGGCAACGGATAAGCGGCGTAAGACTATGAAGACAAAAATTCAATTTACAGATTCATACAGTGGTAGAGCAATTAATATAGTTATCAATCTCACAGACGGTGAAAAGGAATACTACTTAAGAGAAGATGACAAAAATGTCATTTATAACAAAATGTCTTCTTATCAGAGAGCAAAAATAGAATCATTCTTTGGGAAGATGAATGCATACTATACCAAAATTGAGATTTTATAAATAAAAAGTTAGGGCGACGAATTTCTTCGCTGCCCTAAATATTAAAATGTGGTTTAAACCACAATGACATTTTTAATGTCGTTTCAATCCACGCACCGAAGTGCGACTAACATCGTTGATGTTCGATACAAAGGTGCAACTTTTTGAAATAACGAGCAACAAATTATAAATATTATAAAACATATTAATTATGGCAAGAAGACGATCTATTACCCTAGATCAAGAGTCTAGGGTATTGTCCCTATATAAGGACGGGATGGCTATCAAGGAAATAATGAAGGAAACAGATATAAAGTCTGAGCAAACGATATATAGGATATTGGACAGCAATGATGTGCCAAGACGTCCCAAGGTTAGAGGTGTAAGAAAAATATTTGTCACGATAGAGGAGGATGTAGCTGCTATCTTAGATAAGGAGCAATCGGTATCATTATATGTCAATGAGGCTATAAGATACTATCACGGTAACCGGCATTAATTGTCGGTTATTTTTTTATTAAAACTATATTTAAAATCACGTTTTGAATCGTGTTGTTTAGATAAATTAAAGTCATATCATTTCGCAATACCCTAAAAATACCCACGAGAAGGAAAATATTAAAAATATACCAATACTTTTTGTATAACACCCGATGTTTTTTTATCAAAGCTTTGATATATCTTAAAAATATACCAATTATATATTATATTTTTTCGACACGTAATAAGCCAAGGATGCGACAGAATAAATTGCTGCGCAATCATCTGAACCATTATAATCCAATATCCCATCCATAAACTCATTGTATTGCGGGATCTCATCATAGTCAGAACGAAACATCACATTATTTTTGATAAAATCCAGAAAAGCAGATACCCTAGCATCTGTTCCCATATTTTTATGCATAATTCTGACATCGTATCTATCCCTTAAGCCCCGTGCTATGGGGAAATAATTTTTCTCACTTTCAAACAATACTTCCACAGGAGATATGCCCTCTAAAAATGACAGGAGAACAGTCTCATCAAATGATCCTGTATATGTCACATTATCTATATATATTCCCTCATTTACATAGCACGAAACGATAATGAACTTTCCGGCATATTCGGGAAGAACATATACAAGTCTTGTCCCCTGAATATTTTTAGACATGTCAAAATATCTCATATCTTTATTTTCCTGTTTAATTTTACTTCGTTTCCTTTTCAAGGAGAAACGAGTATATTCATCCTTGAATACCCATACGGTAATATATCGCAGACAATCCACCAAGTGACCGTATCTCTCATAAGACTGTCCTGTAATCTTATCCTTTATTCTTTTTTTCAGCACCCCTCCATTAACGTCCTTCTTGGCATTGTTATAATCAACTATCGAGTTTTTACATCCATCATCTACCGAGAATGACATTCCCGAGCCTCCATCGAGCATGTAGTTTACAAATTCACCTGACATCGGTACGGACGGGTTAGAAGCCGGTATCCTCTCCTCAACATGGTAATCGCTTTCCAGCCCTTCCACGAACTTATCAAGAAACGATCTCTTCTCTTCGTCTATAGTGTTCCCGTTTCTTGTCGAAGCATCTCCGTACAGATACAGCATATCATTATACTTTATTGATTTCAGGTAATCTACCGCCATTTTTGAAGCCTGTGTTACCGTGTTGAACGGATCACTGGCGCATATCTCGTTAAACTGCCTTATACTACTTCCATCCACTTGGAAAAATGATATTGAAATATAAGGGAGCACATTGTTATCAATTGATATATGAACCGGCATCCCTTTAATGTAGTGTGTCGTTTTTATGTGTTTGTTTGAATCAAATGCATACAGGAACTCTCCTCCTGTCTTAATGCTTCCCCATTCTCCCAATGCGTATACCCTGTAGTAATTATAATCATGATCCTTGTACCATTGGTAATTAGATATTGTCTGCCTGTCATAATATCCATACTTCCCGTCCGGAGAACCTACTACCCAGAAGTTGTTCTTATACGAAGAATGCAGCTCTACCGTATCCGATGGATATCTTTCCATTTTTCCCGTACGCTCATTAGCTATCATTCTAGATTTATTATATCTCTTTCCTAATATCCGGCTATAATCCTTAGGTAATAAACTCCTTTTTATCGGATATCTTACTTTCCCGTACAAATCATTCGGATGCTCATCCCACTCGTATGTATCAAGGATCTTGGTTTTTATCCACGAGTCCTCTGATACTGGATTAAAGTTGCATATAATCTGTAGGCCCTCCTTTCCTCGTAGGCGGAAACGTATCTGTGTGAAATCCTCATATTCAAACTCAGTGGCCTCTTCCATCACTATCCAGCGATATCCTGTGATAGACTTTATCTTTTCGGGATCGTCCAATCCTGTAAAGTCGATTTTGCAACCATTTATACAGGTTATATTATTTTCCTTTGGGGTGAAGAACTGACTCAATTGAAGAGCTTTCATTTGGGTCTTAAACTCTTCATATACCGTATTCTTCAGGCTCGCTCCAACTTTTCTCACAACGAGAGCCGAACCTTCTCCAGAGAATACAGACAACAACACGGATTGTGTCGTAGATACAGATTTCCCTGATGAAGAACCACCTCTGTTTATAATATACCGGATATCCTTGTCATGCATCGCCTCACGGATATGCCAAAACAGGGGATTAAACAATTTATACGAGAACACCATCTCTATCATTGCTCGTCCCCAATTATCATGCGCACATTGGTACTGACATCACTTTTTACTGGAGCATCCCATCCAAGCATCTTGCTTATCTGTGTAATGGCGGCTATTTTGCTATATAGCCGTATCTCTACTCCATATTGAGTATTCTTAATCGATTGGATGCAACATCGGACTGGTTTTGGTATATCATCAAGAGAACGGACAATAAACGTATCTTTACCTTTTAATTGGAGATCTATAGGGTCTACATTTACCACATTTGTAAGGAAGCGCAATGCATCTTCCTTCTTCATATCAGACTTTTTTAAGATATCAGCCTGCAATTCATTTACACGGGATGCGACAGATGGATTTCTCAGTAATTCAAATGCACGCTTACTAACGACCCCATCCTTCCATCCAATACTATTAGGGTAAGCTTTCCGATATGCATCTGTAGCATTACCCGTTTCCATATAATAATGGCAGAAATTTTCTCTATTTGCTACGAGTTTTTTTCCCATAAAAGTCTTTTCGTCCGAAGAACGTACCGTGCCCCTTTACACGGAAACATTATAATTCAAAGTTACAAAAAATCTGAATAAAAACAAAACTTGTCATTTAATTCATTTTCTTAAAAGTTCTTTATCATGTAAACCGTGATCACAAGCTGTCTTATAAGATCGATCCCGTAGTTCGTTCAAATTAATATTGCTCATTTCCTTATTCCTAATTTAATTTCTTCATCCTTGATTATTTTCCCAATCTTTCCAGCTTCCTCATATCGTTCCTCTTTTATCAACAGTCTTTGCAATTCCGAAAGCTGGTTAATGTAAACAATATCGTTACGATCTGACACATGACGGACATATCTTTCTATCTCATCCAGCTTATTCTCCATGCGTATATGCCACTTGCTTACCAAAATTAAAGTAAATGCCAGAGCACAAACATTTAATGAGGCAAGGATGAATTTAAATATTGATTCTGCTATTTCCATAATCATATCAGTTTTAATGCTTCCTGTAATCCTGCTTCAAGTGCTTCCTCGTAGGTATTATAACGGATAATAGGCCTGTCAGACAATCCTATCAAGTCATGTCTCGGAATTGTCAGTATATCATACGTCCAATAGTTTTCATACATATAGGATATTTCGATATGCAGGTTCTTGGTTTCACGTAGCCACTTCTGGGCAATGGATTGCGGAGGAACAGATAAATATCTATAACAATAGGGTAAAGTAGAAACATCCATAATATATTTTCTTTCATTGAATCCTTTCTCTTTCAGCAGCTCCGCTGTTTCCAACGTTACAAGTTCTTCGGTCATGGTTGGTTCTCCTTTCCTTTAAAGTGTTCAATCAGTTCGTCTACGGTAGCCTTGTGATAATATGGTAAGTTAAAATCATTAGGCATCCCATAGAAATCCATTCCAGATAAACCTCCATCAGAGCCATCCCGGTATATACCCCAATCGCCCTTACCATTAGTGAATAATTGATTGTTGTCTGTATTATCCTTTAATGCAGCTATAGCCAGAAAAAGTTCCTCATTCGTTCCGCAATCAACACTATCGGTTTCGTCAGGATGTGGAATGTTGTTAAAAAACTCAATATTATATAGTCCACATTCGGGCGAGGTGAAAATACATAAATCTTCGTTAAGTTCCGCCCCAAACAATCTATATCCTAACTCATCTAATTTCTTTCTAAGTTTATAGGTACTCTTGCGTATGAAACACGGTGTTGTAAATCCCATAGTTATTCCTCCTTATCTATCTTAATATCAGTTACTTTACCACGATTAATAAAACGTTCATCAGAGTTATAATATCCAGCAATTACTTTACTCATAACGTATTATCTTTTCTTTAACTCCAGTAATACTACTACAAGAAGGGCATGGAATAAATATTATATTATATCCTTCTCTCTGGTCAAAAAACTCACTGTGTATATCCGATTTCTCAAATTCAAATTCACAGCCACATATGTCACAACGCTGGAAGTAAATCGGTTTTTTCTTATTAGCTTCTTTAGTAACCTTTATTGCCATATTAATCTCCTTAATCTTTAATCCGTTCAAGTACATCTCTGTTGGCTTCGAGTATCTCGTCAAAAGAAGGGATGGACATCCAATGGGTTATACCTAATCTTTCTTCATTCACGTTTGCTCCCGTCTCCCATTCGCCCAAAGTTGAAAGCTGGCAAATAAGGAAGCCATAAGCCCCTCTTGTTAGAACCACTGTGTTATTTTCCGGCAACCGTTCCTTAACGCTTATCCACGGTGATTGCTTTGACTGCCATTCGGCACCAGAAATAAAAGATTCATAAATCTGTTTATGCACTCCATTAATAAATCCATTTATTGTACCTTCGGCATCACATATTTCAAAATGCGTTTGGTGCTCTCTTGCCGCTTCTTCTACTGTCTGTTTCATATCTTTTTTCATAATTCGTCAAACTCTTTTTGTAATTCTTTTATCTTACTATCCAAAGCATACATATAGCACTGAAGGAAATTCTTACCAAAAATTTCTTCCTTTAATGGTACATCATTGTGCATTCTGTTGTATGTAAATATCAATCCACCACCATATTTTATGTTAGAATTTTCAAGTGCCATCTTATGATCTTTGTATTCCTCTATTTTATTGTTGATTTCTATTGCTTTGTTGAATTTATCTTTATCCATATTTCTCCTTTCCATCTATCCTAGCAGCATATACATTGCTATTAGGAATAGATAATAAATTGTTGTTTTACTCATTTCTTTCTTTTGTTATTACATATTGCAATCTCCACACATATCCACAAGGGAATCAAATTCTTCTCGTGAGTATTCAAATCCATTGATTACGATTACCTCGTTACCATTTTGGTCAAAATAAACTCCATCATTCATTTCTATATCGTTTTGAGCTTTTCAGACTACATCATTAATACTAATTTCTCCTTTCAATACTCGTTCTACCTGCCGATCAAGTAATTCTTGAAATTCTATTTGGCATATAAGAGAGCAATCCGGTATAATCTCTTCTACTGGGTCTCCCCGCCACGTTGGTAGTTCATCCAAGAAGATGCACCCGTCTTTATCTTTCAAGCAGGTAGCTCCAACATCACGCTCAATCTCAGCCATTCGAGCAAATACTTCCGGAAAGTCCTTCCGTATCTTATTCCAATAGCCCATGCCACCTTTCACGCAACTGATACAATTATTGTTATTATAGCCCATCTTGTACATGGCTGGGATTTCAATGCCGGCCTTCCAAAGCATTCCCATTGCATCCTTTTTGGTTATCTGTCGCTCGATAAGTGGGAACAACGGCTTTGTATCAGGATATTGCTGTTTAAAGCGGACAGCACGGTTTATTTCTTTCGGGTCAAAGTCGAATCCCCAGACTTGACCGTCCCAATTTCCCAACTCTTTTTCCAGCTTGTAACGGACTTGTTTCTTTAATTCGAATGTGCAAGCTGCACCAGTAGGACCATTAATAAATCTTTTCTTAGCCAACACATCCTCTACGTTAAGATACTTATCGCTGCGAATGGTATGAATTGGCCGCCCGTACCATCTCTCGCAATCTGAGATAAATCGGGCATTATCTGGATGCCCGGAACCAGTTTCGATATAATAGAGTTGTACATCGTTATACAAGCTCAATGCTATCTTACAAGCAACTGCGGATGTAACACCGCAACTAAACCATGCTATTATCATTTTATTCCTTTCTATATCGTTATGATTAAAATAAAAAATGCCTGAACTATCCGCCCAGGCACAAAAAAGGCGGTAGAATTGAATTTACCGCCTAACTTTAGTCTTAATAATTTTAATTATTTCTTGGTATTACCATATGGTTTGCTTTTATTATCATTACTTTTAATAAAAATAGATGCTACGGATACAAGTGTACTAGCACCCATAATCCCAGCAAACCAAGGTTTGTCTAAATAAAGAGCATAACCAGCAAGAACTATCATTACAACTATAGCTAGAAATGCGAAAAACATTCCCCACCAATTCATTCTTCCATCTCTTCTATCAGCTTTTCTAATCAGATTCAATTTATTGCTATCCATTTTATGTCGGTGCGCTTGCTCTTTTACAGAGGCATTAATAAGATAATCGACAATTCTAGGATCAATACTCTTATATGCAGCTAATTCTTGAGGTGAAGGTAGGCAATTGTCATCAACAGTAAAAGTCTGCTCTAATTGTTTTCCAACTCCATCGCCTGTTGCAACTTGTGTTTCTCGCTGTTTTAGTTCTTGTTTACCCATTTTTTAATGCAATTTCATTGAAAGATCTGCGTACATCCCCTTCAATATTTTTTCTGTCTTCCATAAGATTTCTCTTATCATCATTCCTATTTCTGTCTTTTTCTAGAATTTCTTTCCTAATTTCAGAAATAGCTTCGGAGTTCTGCTTATAATGCCCTTGAGAGGCATCACGAAATGTAGAAGCTCCATTTTTAATAAAACGTCCCACTTCTTTTAATATGCACATATTACCTCCATATTTAAATTATAATGCAAATATAAAAATAAAACAGTAAATTAAATGTTTTGTTTCCAAGATTATGCACATTATTAACCATAAAGTCACATTTTAACTAAAAAATTAATCGGTAAATCCAATACGTCAAAGAACAACTACCGATTTTCAGAGGCTCGGTTTACCTCCTTTCTATATCGTTATGAATTAATTGGCAGTTTCATAAAACACATCCATATTGTCTTGCTCTGTCTTCCAGTGGTATGCCCAAATAGAGGTTTAAACGGGATGGCAGACAAAACTTCCGAGGATTTAATCTCACTTTCATTCCATTTGAATACAAGAGTGCCGTAAGGCTTCAAGACGCGCATACACTCAGTAAATCCATCGTGTATGAGTGACTGCCAGTCTTTCGGCAGTTTTCCGTACTTTTTAGCCATCCATGAGGTTGCACCAAGTGTTTTCAGGTGCGGTGGGTCGAACACCACCATGTAGAAAGAATTGTCTTCAAATGGAAGGTTGGTGAAATCGGCTATTACATCCGGCTTTATTTCTATGATTCTTGTCTTACCCCTGTCCTTGGCCGTAAGTGTTTCCGAACGTTTGTCAACAAATAAGGCAAGAGGATTATATTTGTCAAACCAAAACATTCTACTGCCACAACAGGCATCTAATATAAGTTTTCCATTTTCCATTAAGCTATTTCTTTTGATTTCTTCAATCTCAACTTTCTCAATACTTTGCAAAGTGCTTCAGTATTTTTTCTCGCTTGTGTAACCTCCACCGCATTCCCGATAAATTTCTTTTGGTCAGCTTGTGTGCCTATTAAAACATAATCTTCAGGGAATCCCATAATCTTTTTGAGTTCCGGAATGCGAAGCATCCGCATTTTAATATCCACTATGCCATACAGTGCCATGAACTCCTTTATCTTCACGGTCATAGGACTATCATTGTTGTAGATTTCAATCGCTACCTGACCGCTTTCTGTTGCTACCAGATAGGGCGGCATCTTATCCATGCGGGCTATTAATGTGAAGCAGGGGCTATCAACAGAGCCGCCAGCACTGTTGAACTGTGGATTCATCAGATAGTGCCATTTCCTGTTTGCGGTAATGGTCTGGGAGGGTTCCTCTATACTGCTACCTACATTTGAGAATGCAGTATTCATTATCCACGGCTGGCATGTTACCAAGTTTTGTTTCGGTGTTGTGGTAACAGCGGGGCATGGCGAGTTTATATCAGACACCTGACCACCTCCAGAATATTGATTCATAAAAAATGGAGATACAAGGGAAAGTCTGTCTTTAGTCAGAAGTGTAGGACAAGGCTGATTAATATCCTTTCCTGTATCCTTAAAGTTATAAGAACACATAAATCGGCTTTCAATTAAAGCCATCCTGTCCTTCGTTGTGACCGTTGGAGCTGGAAGGTCTACCGAATGATTATGTCCATTTCCATAATAAGCAGAAACAAAAACATGGTGGTCTTTGCAGGTGATTGCACCTGCCGGTTCTTCTACAGACACATTCTTGCTTTCGGGATGTCCGCTGAACTGTTTGGAGAGGAAACTTACCTGTACCTTTGCAAAGCGGTTTTCAGTAGTCAACACTCCGCATGGTTCATCAACTGATTTGCATGTGTCTTGAGGGCGAACCGTATTGTAACGGGAAAGGAAAGCATCCTTTCCTCCGGCTACAAACTTGATAAGTCCAGCATAGATACGTTCAAGCGTTTTCTCTGCAAGAGGCTTTTCCCTGAAGATGGTAGTTCCTTCATCAGAGAAATCAAGCACATCTTTTACCGGCTTCCACTTCTCCAGCCGCGAGAACATATCTTGCCTACCACCTTTACAGTGGGTCGGTTCTGGGAATACTATCGGCAAGTTCTTTTTAGCAAAGATGCCGAAGAAGCGTTTTCTTGTGGTGTAGGCACCGAAGTCGGCAGCATTTAAGATGCGGTGCTCAAAGTTGTAACCGTACTTCTTGACATTGCGCACCCACTTCTGATAAAGCCGGCCTTTGTCCATGCTGATAGGTTTCCCATTCTCATCCATATCTCCCCATGACATAAACTCTTCTACATTTTCAATCTGAATGTAGTCAGGGTCTATAACATCAATATAACGGAAGAGATGTTCTGCCAACGTTCGGCTGTCGGCATCTCTCGGCTGACCGCCTTTGGCTTTCGAGAAGTTAGTACACTCCAAAGAGGCATGAAGCATTATCATGGCATCAGGGTATAGCTGACGGATACGTTCTACAATAGTGCTTATCGGGGAAAGTTCCAGTGTACGGATATCCTCAATAAAGTGAAGTGCATCAGGGATATTGGCATCATGTGAAAGAATGGCATTCTTGTCATGGTTCACACAACAAACAACTTTTGCACATTTATTTCCATCCAATCGTGCTGCTTCCACACCTTCGGATAAGCCACCAGCGCCACAAAAGAGATCAATAACAAATAGTTCTATATCGGACAGACCTTCAATGGATTTTAAGATGTCTTTCTGCGATTTCATAACTTCTCCTTTTTAAACAGGTGGCTGAACGCATTATCCAAATCCAAGTCTAGATTCAGTTTGGACGGGAAAGATTTAATGTATTCGTACATCTTATAAGCGAGGT